CAACCATACCGACGGTGTAATCGTTTCGATCGTTCTTACCAATAGCCAAATCCCATGCGCAGTAGTAACGCATACGGTCTTCGTCCACATCTTCGCGGTCGTAGTAGTTGATCATGTCTCTGGTGAAATAATCACCGTCATCAGCTACTGGATTCTGTTGGTACAGTGCTGACCAGTCTCTTGGGCCAACAGCTTTCTCAATTCTTGCAAGTGCTTCTTCGTCGTATCGCTCGCGGTGGAGCGCTTCGCCCTGCTTTCTGAAGGTCTCGTCAACTTCTGCTCTAGCGGGGTAGTTAACAACTTCCCATTGCTCGCCATTATCTGCTGCTGCTTTAAGTAACCGTCCCGCAAGATCATCGTCATGCCAGCGAGTGAGAATAACCAACACACCACCACCAGGCGCAAGACGTGTGTACGCCGTAGATGTATACCAGTCCCAAGCACTCTCACGTGCGTTCGCGGATTCGGCGTCATCCCTGTTCTTTACCGGATCGTCAATGACAAGGATATGAGCACCCTTACCAGTAATACCACCGCCAACACCGGCAGCAACATAACCGCCGCCAGAAGTAGTAAGCCATGCTTCAGCAGACTGAGACTGTGGATCGAGACGAGTCTTAAAAGCTGACTTATATCCCTCTTCACGTAGCAGGCCACGTACCTTACGTGAGAAGCCCATAGCGAGAGAGCCAGAGTAAGAACAGCTAATAAACTCGTGTTGGGGGTGCCGCCCGAGATGCCACGCTGGGAACGCCACTGATGCAAGCGTGCTTTTACCGTGTCGTGGCGGCATAAATAGCATAAGTCTCGGAGACTTCTTATCAGCAACATCCCTTGAGAACTCCTCTAAGCGATTACAAATATCTTTGTGTACCCACCCTGCGGAATAGTCAGGGTTGAACCTCTCTACAAAGGGTAATAACCGTTTACGCGTCAGGAACCGTAGAGCAAGTTCCGCGCGCGCCTTTTCTTCTACCGTATCGGCTTTCGAGGGCTCCGGTTCGGGAGTCGCGGGTAATGGTCCACGCTCCGCGATCTCCGCTTTGCAATACACGCAGAGTCGATCGTCACCCGAGTACAGAGACTCAGGGTGAGACGCTTTACACCGTATGCATTCGATCCTCGTGATCTCAGTCATTTACATTCTTTTCTTTACAGGGTTGTACACTTTGTTTCTTACTGACCCGAGCTTCTGGGCAGCTGTTTTTTTGGGCTTAGCTTTAGCTTTAGCTTTAGGTTTTACCTTAGAGCCGCCTCGCTTCTTTCGTTCTTTACTCTCATGGTTTTCTCTTTGTTTTGCTGCGCGAAATACAGCTATCTCCGCTTTCGTAAGTGCGATACCTTCTATGGTGTTGCGCGCTTCTGTCTTAACCTTCTTTTTGAGCTTGCTGCTAGCAGCTCTTTTTATACCGTGCTTAACTGCCTCACGCGCTGCTATACCGAGAACTCCTACTATAGGTGCGGGCATTAGTAGGGCTTCTTCTTTGGTTTAGCTTTGGGCTTAGCTTTCTTCTTAGCAGCGGCAGCGGCGTTCATCTTTTTCAGCTTAGCAACCTGCGCGGCAGCTTGTTTTTTACTATGCGGGAATTCAGTACTGGCCATGATTATTTCGCCTTCTTTTTAGGTTTTTTCTTACTCACAAGCGCTCTCATAAGGGTTGTTCTAGGGGTTAGTGCTTTACCGACTGCGCCACCCTTCTCATTAATTGTATGAACGACGGTCTTAGGCGCGGGCTTCTTCTTAGGCGCGGGCTTCTTCTTAGGCGCGGGCTTCTTCCCTTCTTCTTTTTTTCTCTGTGCTGGGGTTAAACCTAGCATGCGTGCGCTCATCATAATTAGTCACTCTTGGGTTCTAAGTAGTCGATGTCTTTACCCGCAATCTTCAACAGGTCTTCGTCACTCATGCGCTCTAGCTGCTTAGTGCCGTTAATGTTGATATTTACTTGGGTAGCGTTCTCAGGTGCAGCCAAACCGTGCAGCTTGACCAACGAATCGGTGGTGTTCTTCATTTCAGTGGCGTTTGCCGAGGAGTTATAGGCTTCCATATACATCATGTGTGCGTGCTGATTGCTAAATCGCACCTCTTCACGCATCTCCTGGCGGAAATACTCAATCGCTTTTTGTACTTCGGGGACTTTTGCAGCAGCGTAAGCCGCCTGGGGGCAGGAGTAACCAGCACCACGTCCAGCAGCTGCAGTCGTCATCCCTGAAGAGATGAGCGAGACCAGCTTTTCTTGCTGCATGGTTAATGATCCACGGCTTATGCCCATGTACGGCATATGCGATTGGAATTCGGTGTGCTCACTAACTAGGTCAGTGGATGGTTGTTCCGTCTGAAGCTGTTGATCCATAGAACTCGTCATCGTTATCTATATATACAAATACAGGCGCGCCTTCGGCTTTTTGTTCGGCCAACTCTGATAAATAGTCATGGGCGTACTCTTCGGTATGCCCTACCGCCAAGATAATGCCTATGGCTTTGTCGAAGTCGTAAGCAAGCACTTCTTGCCCGTTAACAACTGCTGATCCGAGGATTGCGTCGTCTAAACCAGTAATAGCTAAAACTTCTATTTTACTCATGGCGTATATTAGCTGAGCTAATAATTAATCACAAGAAGAATCGTTAATAGTCTTCACCCACCAGTAGAACATGTCCTCAGACAGGGTGTGTTTCATAATATTGATCCGATAACAGACCAGCTGCGTGTTGTCGACGGTATACCCTTTCTCGCCACTGATGCGATCTATTGACGCGTTGTAGTCCTTCGTCCCAGAGCCGTCTTTGTGGTGAGTCAGGAACACGCCTGAAATTGCGCACCTCCCCTTCTGCTTCTCCCACAGGGCTATAAAGTCTTCAGGTGCAAGTTCCCACTTGTGGTCAGCGCCGCGCTTTCCAGGTCTAGCGTTTGATTTACTCTGGGAGTAAAGATTACGTAAGTAGTTCTCATAGGAGGCCGATATGCGGATCTGCGCTTTCTTTATTTTACAGGGTTGGCATCTCCTCCTGCCTGTTTGGCTGGAGTCTTGAGGTATTGGGCGGTCGCATGATGTGCAATTTGTGCTGGGTAAAGCCATACTACATATTAGCATAACTAATATGTATGGAGAATTTTTTAGAAAAAAAATATGAAAAGTACGTTTATATCTCGCATGGACTATCTCCCCCCCGCGGATATTCAGGCACCCCAACCCCGAATCGTAGTCATGGAACCTTGATCTCGATTCACGCTCAGGGACCCCCCACGTTTTCTCCTACGTCGAAACCGGTCGGATTCAATGTTGAAACTAGCTCATAAGAGTTAGTACTACTAAGAGAGATCATCATGAACTTCAAACCTAAAGCACTACTCGCAGCCAGCATGTACCTCAACAAGACTAACCTGACTCAGGCAGTCGCATTCGCTAAGGATAACTGGAGAGAGATTGCCATAGTCGTTGCAGGCGCATACGTAATGGAAGACCTAGACACTGCAGCCGAGATGGCTGAAACAAGTGCCGTTATCGACATACTCACCGCTTCTTCAGAAGGTGTCATCTAATGAAAAACCTTCCATACTTTAGAGTCCACAGTTTAGTAGATATGGCCTTTATGGCTCTCATGTTCCTCGCATTCGGCATGGCCGGTGCGGTTATCGCAGCTCTGATAACACTTGCTTGGCAACTACGTTACGACAGGTATCTCGAGGGCCTCCAACAAGACCTCATCGATGAATGCAACCGGGCAGCCGCTGCACGCAATGGAGAATCATCATGAGATATCTAGCCGCTTACGACGAATATACCCGTGAACCACGTACCACGAAGTTTAACCGCGTACCACGGCGCACGATCCGCGCTCAAGAGCTTGCGGACCGCTACTCGGAGTACACGCGCATGGGCTTCTCTGCTGACGAATCACGTCGCATGGCCTATCACCATCACTCAAACAAGCTATAAGGAGTACATCATGTTTATAGGATCTTTATTGATACTCACCATCTTCGTCATTCTTGGCGGAGGTGTGAGCCTTGCCCACCTATTAGACACGTCAGGCATCATGGATCGTGAACAACGTTCGGAGAAAACCCATGAAAAAGACTGAACG